ACGATCTGAACGTAAACGATGTTGAAGTTATCCGAGTAGACATCAAGACCGGTGCAGACACTTCCAACGTCGACATGGACGATGTTCGCAAATACGGCACACCACTCATGCAAACCATCTTGGATGACCAACCCTTCTAATGATTTACTATCCAAAATACGAAGTTATCTTTGACGACAAGAATTACGCTTTCGCTCAAGGAACTTTGAAGGTTGATGAATTGGAAATTTATTTTCGATTCAAATACGGTGTTTTGGAATTTTCTAACAGCACCACTTTGGATGATTTGAACTTTGATTGTTCATGGGAATTGCCAAGACATGAAATACCTGGCGATTTAGTAATTCAGGCATGGCATGAAAAGTATTGGCAGTTGTGGATTGGTGAAGAACACCGCCGGCCACAAACAAAAGAAGAGCTGCACGATCATTTACAGACTTTGGGTGTGTAATGCCTTACATCCAACTGACCGTCGAAGGGAATCCTGTGCCTCAGGGTTCCTTTCGTCACGTCGGGAACGGCCGCATCATCTCAGCAAACCCCAAACTCAATGCATGGCGACAAACCATCGCTGACCAAATAGGCTTACAGACCCTTGAACGGCTCATAGAGGGCTCAATACGAGTTGACTTGGTATTTACCTTAGAAAGACCTAAAAGCGTTTCTAGGGGCGTTAGGGAACGTCCAACAGTAAAACCCGATCTAGACAAACTTGTTCGAGCCACACTCGACGCAATCTCACTACCACGTTATGTGCAGCTCATCAAAGACGACAGCCAGGTAACCGACCTACACGCCGCCAAACGCTACGCAGACCACACACCACCCGGAGTGCAAATCTTTGTCGCATGGTAACAATTCGGTAACATCGGCGTTTTTATGTTTGACACATCAGCAACCGAGACCGCAAACTAATAAAGCAACACCAAACCGCTAACCAAACAAAGGAAAACAAATGAACATCAAAATCATCGCACGCAAGCACACCACCATCAACGGAAAGCACACCTGCCTCACACCAACACTTCTCACCTTCGAGGCCGGGTTCAAACTGTTCCACGATCTAGGCAACAACAAAGGCCTATTCGTAAACATGACTAACTGGTTCTGGAAACCATCTGAAGGATTCTTCGGAGTCTTTGAAATTCGTGAGACCGACGCAGCGCTAGTCGACTTCTACGACTTCACCACGTTCGATGAAGAACTCACCAGCTACGTTGACTACTTGGCTGGTGCGTAATGAGCAAACTCATCGCATACCGGCTAACCAAAATCTTTCTCACAATCTGGTTCATCGCCTGGTTCATCGTAGACACTCAAATCGGTTACATCATCACCGCTCCCTACATCATCGCCATGCTCTCACTTCCAAGCAAGGTGGCTCGCTAATGTGCAACGGAATGCTCCCTGCTGGAATCGCAATCGAGGCAGTAGATGAGGCCAGACAAGCCGGAGTTCGTCGAGGTATAACTGCCGCAATTCAAACAATCGAGTCAATGCTCGAACGCCATCGCAAAGGCTCATCAGGTCGAGCAGAGTTAGAACTTGTAATTCACAAGCTACGTCTACTCACCATCGAGGAGGTGGAGGGCTAATGGCTATCAAACGACTGAACAAAGAGAAACTCGAGCAAGTCAACAACTATTGCGTCGCCTGGTTTGAATGGCACAACAAACTACGCCTAGAAAAAACACACAGTGATCGCTGGTTCGCTTTACTTCGTGAACGTAACGCTTGCTACGACTTGCTTATGCAACTAACTGGACTAACCCGGAGCCGAGTCGACGACTTGCTTTATAAGGAAGTTAGCATTGCCACATTCTGGCTACCAGACGGAACAATTAGGAGGAACCATCCACATGAATAGCAACGGAGCAATCAGAACCGCCGCCATCATCGAAGAACGTAGCCGATGTTCACTAGCAATCCAAACGCAAATCCAAGTGTTACAGGAACGCATAATGAACACACCATCACCGGCGTTACGCCAAGCATGGGCCATCGCAATCATCGAGCTGGACACCGTTAGTAAAATAATCGACAATCCAAGAAGGAACGCAGCATGAGCGACAAATACGCCGAAATAAGCAAAGAAATCGGTCGGCTAGAAGAACGTGCCAGGCTAATCAAACTCCTCAAACAATACGGAGTGCTAAGAGATTCAATGCTCGGGCCAGACTGGTATGTCATCGCCACTGAAAGAGGCTCAATGGACATCACCAGAGACCGATTGGAAGGCAACGAATGAACGAGAATCATCCAATGTTTGACTCACACCGGTATACGACCAACGACCTAGCCAAACACATCGTAATCTATGACTTCGAGCGCACTGGCTGGCTTGACGTTCATGTGAACCCTGACGACTATGGTGCAGACCTAATCGCCACCAGCGGTCGCACAGGAGCCAAATGGACTATCGAAGTGGAAGTCAAACGCAACTGGGAAACTGGACCATTCCAATACAAAACACTGCACATCTCAGCTCGCAAAGCAAAATACAACAATCCACATCATATGCACGTCACTATCAACTCAAACTGGACACACTATCTGATCGTGCCACCGAGTGCTTTGGCTGAGGCCAAACGAGTAGTAAAAAACACCTCAGTCAGCCAGAACGAGATGTTCCTTGAAATACCAATCACCGAATGCCAAATTATAGAAAGAGAAACAACATGAGTATCGAAGAGCAGCAACTAAACGAAATGGTCAACGCCATCCAGCAAGTAGTCAACATCGAAGGTGTGAAAGCACGTAAAGATGTCATCAACATCATCAACGCCGGTGTCGAATCAAAGCAAAACCCTAGCGACATCCTAATCTCAGTGCTGGACTGGTGTGGAAATGCGTGACCTAATCGCCTGGCTACTGATAACCATGTCAGTCATCGGTGCAATCTACGCCATCGGGCTAATCATCAGCTACTTCATCCTGCCTCGAGACTTCAATGACCTTGACTTCGACAGTGAACCAGGTTGCGATTGTTACCGGTGCGAACGTCGATGAACTGCCGATGCAACAACCCAGACTACTTAGTCATCACTCGGGCCTTGCTGGCTGACTTTGAAGAGAACGCTGCAACAGTTGAAAGAGAGAGCATTGTTGCCTATGTTTCACAGCTGGCAATCGAATGGGAAAGACCGGCGGCCATCAACCTACGCAAGACCCTGTTCGAGTTAGCCGACACACTGAAGAACGGTGAGCATAATGGCTGAATGGCATGACTCTAAAGAATGGAAGATTGCTAGAGCCTATGCCAAAACCATACTGGAACCCCGATGTGTTACTTGCCATAAAGAGCTTGAAGGATCTGATTGGACTATTGACCATATCAACCCACCATCGTCCACTGGTGGCTTACCTGATCACTCGATTGACAACCTACAATCCATGTGTCGTAGTTGTAACTCACGCAAACAAGACAAGACTTTAGTTCGCACCGATTGGAGGAACCCTAGATGGTTCGATTAGGTCGACACAAATACCGGTCACCAAAGCTGCAATTGTGGCAACACAAAGCCAACATTATGGCTCACATCACTCATGCTCACCTGTGGTTCATTGAAACCAAAGCCGAAGTGTTAGACGCTTGGCACACATACCGCACTAACAAGTAACCAAACACGCTCTCAGGTTTTTTCTGAGAGTGCCAAAACATCGCCCGCATGGACTCGACTTTTTACGCAATAAGCCAAAAGTTTGACTAGGGTTGAACCAGAAAGGTATTCAATGATTTACGAAACAACTAAGAACTGGATTGATACGTTAGAGCTTGACGTGGAGTCTCAGGTTCATGCCGACCTGGCACTTGCTTTGGCTGCTCGATACGACGACAAAGGCGAAACGTCGACCGCCGGTGAACTTCGCAAGACTCTGAACGAATTGAAGGCCATGATTGGCAAGCCAGTCGAAGTAAACCCACTGCGTGAACTTCTGAAACGCTAATGCTGTTCCCAGCCCGATGGACTAAGCCACTATCGGAAGACTTCAAGTCCGACGCCGACCGACTTCTTCAGGTAGTCGACTTGGCATACCGAGACATGGATAACCCCGACGGTGTTCGACTAGACGAATGGCAACGCTGGTTGCTTCGGGCAATCTTGGAGCGTTATCCGGCTGACCACCCAGACCCACTACTTGCTGGCCGTCTCCGTTACCGAGCCGTAGTGTGTTCCATTCCTAGACAATCGGGCAAGTCGCTAATCGGATCCATACTCGGGCTTTGGGGCGTGGCTATGCGTAATGGCCAGACGCTCTCACTTGCTAGCAACGTTGAACAGGCAATGGTTATCTATTCCCGAGTTTTGGCAACGATTATGGGTAACGAAGAGTTGAAGTCGATGTTCCGTAAGACGACTGAACGTCGTGGCATTGTCTCAGCTGATGGTTTATCCAGGTATGACGTTCGCCCGGCTAAAGAATCCGCTTTGCAAGGTCTCCGAGTGGATACCGTTCTTGCTGACGAATTGCACATCTGGAAGAAAGGTATGTGGACGGCTGTGGTTCAGGGAACGGCTGCTTCGCCTGACGGAATCATTATTGGTATCACTACTGCTGGCGACTCCACGTCCGAAACACTTATCGACCTTTACAAACAAGGCGAACGCTCGGCTAACGGCGACCCTGCTTTGGAACGCTTTGGTTTCTTCTGTTGGGAAGCCCCCGAAGGCTCCGCTGTTGACGCTGAAGCCATTTTGGCTAGTAACCCAGCCGTTGAGTGTGGCCGTCTGCCACTAGATCGCATACTCACCGACTTAGCCACCATCCCCGAACACGAAGCTCGACGATACCGGCTCAACCAGTTCATCTCTGGTTCGTCAGAGTCTTGGCTACCGACACCGGTGTTCTACGCAAACATGGGCAACGGCATTGAGGACATCACTGGGTGCGTTATCAGCCTTGACGTAACCACCAAACTAGACCACGCCACAATTAGTGCTGCCAAAAAGGTTGATGGCATTATTCAGACCGAACTGGTTGCTTCATTGCGTAACCCTTCCGAAAACAGATTGTTCGAGTTGCTTGTCGATGTTTACCGTCGCACCAAAGCCACTGCCATTGTGTTGGATGGTTCAAGAATGCCTAACTTGCAGAAACGTCTCAAAGACGGCAAGTATCCGATGTGGCAGTTGTGGAGCAAGGAAGTTGCAGCTGCTTGTTCGACCACGTTCAGTTTGTTTAGCCAAAACATGGTTTCTTGGAACCAGACCGATCAGTTGCTTATTGCTCAGATGCCACGTGGTGTTGCCAGATATGTTGGTGAGAATTGGTATTTGTCTAGGCGTGATTCTTTAGGCGAGATTGATGCAGTGATCTCTATGGTTCTTGGTGTTTATGTCGCTTCTCTTGATAGACCCAACGGAATTGGCGTTTATTAGACACGCCGATTTACTTGACATAATGTAAGTCCAATGCATTATCATTTATCCGATGGCAAGTATCTGGCAACGCATTTTTACTAAAACTGAGACTCGGGCAGTTACCCCTGTGATTCCTTCACGCTCTACGACTTTAGCCACTCCTGAATCGGCTCTAACGCTGACAGCGGTCTGGCGTAGCGTTCAGATACTTGCCACCACTGTTTCTAACCTTGGAATGGTTACCAAACGTTACGCCACCGGTATGGAAATGGTTGTGGACAACCCAACCTTCGTAAACAACCCATCTTTGCAAATGAAACGTCATGAGTTCATCTACTCGACGGCAACCGACCTAGCACTTTACGGCAACGCTTTTTGGTATAAGTCTTACGACTCTGCTGGGCGTGTAAACGACGTAATGCAGATTCCAGCGTGGCAGGTTTCCATTGAAACCGAAACCGACGCACTAAACGCTGCACGTCGCTACGTTTACTTAGACAAAGTTTATTCTGCTCGGGAAATTGAACACTTGCAGCTCTTCCCACGTGCTGGCTGGCTCAAAGGGCCATCACCTATTGACATGTGTTCTCAAGACATTGCTGGTGCATTAGATCTACGCAACTACCAGGCAAACTGGTTCTCAGCCGGTGGAATCCCTACCGGTGTCCTAAAAACTGGTAAAGAAATCAGCCCAGACGACGCACAGACCATTACCAACACTTGGAACACCAAACAGGCCACACGCCAGATTGCTGTTCTAGGTTCAGGTTTTGAATACCAGCAGATTGCCCTAAAGCCGTCTGAAGCGTTGTTTACCGAAGTCTCTGCACAGTCAGTTCAGCAAATCGCTAGGTTGTTTGGTATCCCACCACGCAAGCTCGTTACTGGTGTTGATGGAACTAGTGACACTTACTCAAACTTGGTTGACGAAGAATCGGCGTTCTATCGTGAAACCATTCAGGCATACACTCGCCCAATCCAAGACGCACTTAGCAATTGCCTACCACGTGGCTCACGTGTGGAGTTCATGTGGGAAGACTTGGTGCTATCTAAGTCTGATCGTCTAAAGATGTGGTCTGACGCCATTGCCGCAGGAATTATTACCCCAGAATACGCCGCTAACAAAGAAGGACTAAATGTCTGAAATTGAAACACGCTCGCTAGAGCTAAGACTTGACAACCTAGAAGAACGAACCATCACCGGTCTGGCTGTTCCTTACGGCCAAGACGCCAACATTGGTGGAGCATACATCGAACGCTTTGCACCTGGTGCGATTGACAGCGTTGAAGATGTCAAGTTGTTTTATGGCCACGAGACACCTATTGGTGTTGTAACTGTTGGTCGTGAGACTGATGGCGGTTATGAGATCACTGCCAAAGTGTCTGAGACTACTCTTGGCAACGATGTGCTTACGCTTATGCGTGATGGTGCATTGAATAAGTTTTCGGTGGGCTTTGTGCCTGTTTCACAAGAACAGGATGGCTCAACGATTACACGCACAAAGGTTTCCTTGAAGGAAGTCTCTGTCGTGCCTTTCCCTGCTTATGCAGGTGCAAGTATCACCGAAGTTCGTGAAGAAACCCCTTCTGAACCAGAAACCCTAAAAGAAAGCGAGTCCGAGTTGGAAAACAACATCGAACTAGACGTTCGCTCAGTTCAGGATGAAGTTGCAGAACTTCGTCGTGTAGTTGAGTCAAGCGTTGCACCAGTAGCCCCATCGGCTCCTGAATACATGAAATACCGTTCGTTCGGCGAGTATGCTCAGGCATTCGCTAAGGGCGACGCAGCTGCAATCGAATTGGCTCGTGCCGCTTCGACTTCAGCAGACACCTATGCTGCTCCTGGCTACATTGGTTACATCAACAAGCTAATCGACGCTAACCGCCCATCATGGAACGTTTGGTCGACCTCGGTTCTACCTGCTACCGGTATGACCGTTGAATACGCTGCAATCACCGCTAACACTCTTGCTGTTGGCGTTCAGGACCCAGAGAACGAAGCACTATCGTTTGGTAACCTAACCATCGACAGCATTTCGACCGCAGTAACCACCTACGGCGGTTACACCACTGTTTCAAAGCAGGCTCTGCTTCGTGGCTCAGTTGACTACGCTGGAATCGCATTTGACGCACTAGCCGTCGCTTACGCCAACGCAACCAACACTGCTGCTAAAGCAAAGATTGCTGCACTTGACTTCACTGGCAAGGTTATGGATCTAGACGGCGGAACCGCTACTTCGGTTATCGAAGGTCTAATCGATGGTGTCAAATACATCAAGGCTAACTCTGGTCTAAACGCCGAGTTTATTCTTTGTGGCCCTGCTGCTTACAAATACTTCATGAAGATTGCCGACACTGCTGGCCGTCCAATCGTGAACGTAAACAGCGACGGTTCAAACACGTTCGCAACTGCTAACAACGACCTAACCGGTTCAATCTGGGGCATCCCAGTAGTTGTTGACCCAACCCTAGGCGACACCCTGGCTTACCTTGCAAACTCACGTGCATTGCTAACCATGGAGTCAAACGGCTCGGGAACCCGACTAACCGCTCAGGATGTCTCAACCTTGACCGACACGCTATCTCTATACGGATTTGCAGCAATTGCTGTTCCGTTTGAGGCTGCAATCGTCAAGCTAGACTTCACCGCTTAGTCCGACAAATGGCTGTAACGATAGAAGAGTTCAGGGCCTACATTGGCACTGATGAGACAAGCGACTTCGTAACCGAATGCTTGACCGCTGGTCACGCTTTGGTAACCAAGTTTGTTGGCGAGGCAACAGTTCCTGTAACTGTTCACGACAACGCTATTCTCATGGCTTCAAGCGAACTCTTCTATCGTCGCCAGTCGCCCCAAGGTGTCACTCAATTCGCCGCTATGGATGGAACTGCTGTTCGTGCCGCCAAAGACCCTATGAACGCCGCTAGGGAACTCCTACGGCCATACACCGGCTTTGGTTGCTAAATGCCTGTCAACGAGATCACTGCGTCGAGAGCAGAATACGCTCTAGCACTCACTGCACTCGGACTAAAGGTATCGTCATTCATCCCTGAACGAATTGTTCCACCGACCGTTGTAATGTCTCCAGGTAACCCATACCTAGAACCAGTGCTACTTGACAACGATTACCTAATGCGTTTAGAACTAATGGTTATTGCAGCTCACGCTGTAAACGCCAAAGCGTCCGAAATGCTAGACCTAGCCTTAGAGACCATTCTCAACGGCAACCCGGCCTACGTCCGAATTGGTTCAGTAGGCCAACCATATGCTCTACAAACCAACAACGCAGAGTTTTTGGCAGCCAACGTGTCTGTTGATCTCCGCATAACTATCTAAGGACAAGAAATGGCTATTGCTATTCCACGTGTGATCGCACGTAACATTGTGTTCAAGATTGGTGCTGTTTCATACATGCCAGAACTGAACAACGTAGAACTTTCATGGGGAGACGCTCCAGGCGGAATTCAAACCTTCAGCGAAGTCGCTCCTAACCAGGAAGCAACTATTCGTCTATCGGGTTACATGTCAAACGACGCAGACTCTCTCTACCGCCTGCTATGGACTTCCTACGGCTCGGAAGCAACGTTCACCATCACTCCTGGTGGCGGAACCGAAGGAACCGACAACCCTGCCTACACCGGCACAGTTATCTTCAACCAGTTGCCACCACTAGTTCTAGTTGCTGACGAAGATGTTTCGTTCGAGGTTACTCTTCGAGTGAAGAACACCGGACTAGATGTTGCTTCGAAGCTCTTCTACGGTGTAACCATCGACACCACAGCCTAAAATGGCTTCAGGTAAATCCCAAGAAACCCTAAGAATCCCTGATTTGGCTAAATACCAACGGGCTCTTAGGGACTTGGGTGCTACCAATAAAGAACTTGGTCAAGCATCTTATGAAGCAGGAATTATTACTGCACGATCAGTGCAAGCATTTATTCCTGTAAAGACCGGCAAACTACGCAGCACAGTCAAAGCAGGTAAAGCAGGAACCAAGGTTGTTGTCACTATTGGTAATAACACCACTGCTCGTTATGCTGGCCCAATCAACTATGGTTGGCGTGATAACAACATCAAAGGCCGTTACTTTTTACAAATGGCTATCCGTAGAACCAGACAAAGAGTATTAGATACTTATTTGGATGGACTACAAAGACTATTCAACAAATACGAAAGGGATTCAAAATGATGAATGTCAAGATTGAAATTGAGAAGATGAAACTGGGGGAGCAGGAAGAGTTTGAATTGCTTTCTGGTTGCTCGTTGCAGGATTTGATGAAGAAGGGTTTGTCTGGCCGTCGGCTTGCAGCTCTCATCTTTATCTTTGCTCGACGTGAAGATGCAAGCGTTACTTTTGAGCAGTGTCTTGATTTGGACATGGAGCAGGCTACCGACATGATTGCTGATGGTTCTGACCCAAAAGGAAGCAACAACTAAAGAACATGGCTAGGTTTTGCCTGGCAACAGGTTTCACTCCAGAGGTTTATTGGAGTTTGACTTTTGAAGAATTGAACGCATTTATGGATGCACTTGAAGAAAGAAATGGCTGATGGCAACTACTCAGATTAAAGCCGAACTGATTGTCAACAACGCTAAATGGCAAGCAGGTTTAGCTAAGGCTAATAAGCAGATGACCGGCTTTGGCAAATCAGTAAAAAACATCTCTCGATCAATAAACGCTGCGTTTGCTTTCATTGGTGTTGCTGCTATTGGCGAAGCTCTGATTGACATGGCTAAAGCGGCTGATGAAGATGCTGCTTCAATGCGTGTGCTAAACAAGGTTTTGGTGAACTCTTGGAAAGCCACTGATGAGCAGACCCGAGCAGTTGACGACTTTATTCAAAGAACTTCTGTTCAGGTCGGTATCCTTGACGATAAACTTCGCCCAGCGTTTGCCAAGATTGCTACAACAATCAAGGACCCGACCAAAGCCATGAAGGTTTTTAGCCTGGCTATTGACGTGGCAACTGGTGTTGGTAAAGACCTAAATGTTGTTTCTTTGGCTATGGCTAAGTTTTTTGGTGGCCAGACAACTGCTTTAGACAAACTTGTTCCAGGTATTAAAGATGCTGGCGACAAAATGGGTTATCTGACTAAAAATTATGTTGGTGCCGGTGAAGCAGGTGCTACTGCGTTTAGCAAGATTGATGTGGCTTTAGAAAACATTAAAGAACAGTTTGGTGCTTATTTACTTCCTTATGCTGAGAAGTTTGCTAAGTTTTTGCAGACTCCTGAAGCACAAGCCGCCATTGACGACTGGGTTCGTAAGTTTGGGCAGTTGTTGCAAATCACTGAAGACATCATCAACGGCATTGTTTACACGCTCTCTACTCCGCAAGAGAAAGCACGTATCCGTTACGAAGAAGCTACTAAAGGTTTCAGGGTTCAAAATGCTTCTCGTAATAAAGCGTTTGGTGGAAATATTCAATCTGCTCAAAAAGAATTGGCTGCCGCTGGCGGTGGAACAACCACTGTAAACATTTATGGTGTGGCTTCGGGTAAGGAAGTTGTAAATGAACTAAAGAAGTTTGCAGGCCAAAAGGGTATGTCTTTAGGAAGATTGCTTAGGTAATGCCTACACGCTCGAGAACTTATTTACCTACTGACTGGCAGGTGTGGACTTACACACCTGTTGCCGGTAAGTTTCGCCTGGACTTCTCAGTGTTGAACGGAACCGACGTTTTGGGAGCGGTTGGGAACGTTGGATCGTTGCAAGTCTTAGACCTAGCAATAACTAACATTCAAATTGACGATGGCCAACGACCAGACCAAGGTGTTTTCTTTACTTTCGCACCAGCAACAATGTCTTTGTCTGCTCAGATTGTTGACTGGGATGAAACTTTAGTAAAAGAGCTTTACAATGGTAAACAAATCTTTTTGACGTTGAAAAATGAAGCCAGCACTAATCACAGCACTTTTGGTAAAAATACTGTTTTCTTTATTGGACAAATTGATAACTTAGACATCAATGTTGATCCAATCAACCTGGTAACAACCTTGACAATTTCGGCAGTGGATGTTTCTGGTGCGGCCGTAAACGTTCCAGTTTCAGTGTCTAAGGCTATTTCCAAAGGTCTTGCAATTCAAAACGCATTCTTGGCTGCTCAAACTGCCGGGCAGATTTCACCTTATTTAGACTTTGACCTGTTTGCCATTCTTGGCACCAGCTGGGAATTTGGTGGAACTTACACTTCAACCTTTGGCGAGTTAATGACTGAATACATTCAAGGTGAAGTGGCGGAAGCCAATGGATTCTTTTACCAATACAAATCAGGGCCAACCGTTTACATTATTAGAAACTTGTTTGGAAGAACGATTTCAGCCAACTCTGAACTTGGCCGGCTAATACCTGACGACATAACTACAAACATTGTTATTGGGGAAGACGGTGCCAACTTACCAACCGCTTACGATTTATCAAATGCTTCCGCAATTTACTCTTACGGAACATCAAGTGCCAGCATTCTAACTAACCCAACAATTTACACAGCAACCCTAGATGTTCCGACACTTGCACTAGAAACTATTGCGGATAAAATCTCCGAGTATACCCAGAAAATTCAGCCAATAGAAGTTACTGTAAACACTGCAAGAACTTATCAAGAAATTGTTTTTGATAACCCTGCTGGCGGTGGTTCAGAGTATTTTTATCCTGTGAACTTTTACTTCAACGGTGAAGAAGTCAAAACGACACCAGCATTTACTGGGGGAACTTACTACCACACGATCGTTGGCACCAGCCACACAATCACGCCAGACGACTGGCAAACAACGTATCAACTATGGAAAGGCCTATAAATGTCGGGCAGATTTACATTTACAGCAGGCAACACACTTACAGCTGCACAACTCAACACCAACATCATGGACGGAATTTTTTACAACGCCCAAGTCGGTTCAAGCAGCGTAACACTTACATCTAACGCAACCTGGTCTTATGGTTCAGTAAACGTAACCAACCTGACTGGGTTCACCCAACAGCCATACGTCATGCTGGCCGCCGAACACACCAACACCACACTTCCAGCCGTTGCACACTTCGACGTTACATCTACAACCAACATGACCGTTTATGCATTCCGAGCAGGGCCAACCACAGGGCCACTAGCCATTCGATGGCTTGCTGTTCAAGCCACATCAGCAACTACTGAAGGACGATAAACAATGTTAGAAATTACAGCAATCTGCAAGACCGCCACCTGCTCATACTTGGACAAGCCGTCGGTGTTTATGAGTAACACCATCGACACCCAGTGTGCCCAATGCGGTTCAATGATGGAAACCACAACTAAAGAAGTAACCGATGGATCAGCCGAAGAGACCGAGTAGCCAAACAGCCCTGTTACTCCAGTTAGTTCAGGACGTAGCAGACATCAAAGCCGGTATCACATCGGTTGCTGACCATGAGACACGTATTCGTGAGCTTGAAAAGGCTCGCTGGTCGAGTGCCTGGCTAACAGGCTTACTTAGTGCAGGTGTGTCGTCCGTTATCGTCGCAATCATTATCAAATCAGTAGGAGCGTAATGCCAACTCGTAAAGAAGCCCTAGCCACCATGCGTTCAATGGTTGGCAAAGCCAGAAAAGAACTGCCGTGGCTAAAGAAGAACCCGAAACTCGGTGATTGTGCCGCAGGTTATTCCTATGTTGCCAATGGCAAAATGACTAAATACATTTGGGTCTCCGAGCTTGTGGGCCTGATGAAGAAGAATGGCACTTGGCGTAAGGGTAAGCCACAACCTGGCGATGCAGTTATTTATGATTGGAATGGCGATGGTGGTTGCGATCACGTTGCGATGTTTCACTCGGTTGCCAAGAATGGTTTGTGGATTGCGTTTGGTGCTAATCAGGGCAAAACAAAGCAAGTAACCAAGTTGATGACCGGCAAGGGTGTCATTCTTGGCTGGGGAACTCCGTTCAAGTTTGCTGAACCTGTGGCCAAAGAATCTGTTGTCGCACCGGCTACCGAAGTTGAAACACCTTTTACTGAAATGCCGTTGGCTCCAGAACACTACGAAGCCCCAGAAAGCCCTGTAAGCCCCGTAGAAGCCCCGACACCTGTCCAGAGTGTGATTGTGCCACCTAAAGCCTTTCAACCGCTCAGCAGGGGTTCTAAGGGTTCAAATGTAAAGAAGTTGCAGACCGCTCTAAAAGTTACAGCTGACGGCGACTTCGGCCCGATAACTGAAAAAGCAGTAAAGGCTTACCAAACTAAAAAAGGCATCGTCGTTGATGGTGTCGTAAACGAATCAACCTGGAAGAGACTTGGACTATGAAAAAACACATCAAACGTGCACTAAGAGTATTGGCGTTCGCCGTTGGCTCGGGAATCGTGTTTATTGCCGCAGGATCCGTTGGCGGAATGTCACCATTCGATGCAGCTCTTATCGGTGCAACTGGAGCCATCATGGTGATCGCTGTTGCTATCTTGTTTGAGTATGCCGGTAAGGGTGGCGTATCGGATGAAGCATTCGATGAAGCAATCAACACTGGTATCCAGAAAGTGAAAGCCGACACGGAGAAAAAGAAATAATTGGCATAATGTCGAAATAGTTTGCTACACTGCCTACTAACAAGTCCCTCCGCTTGTTAGATGGGGAAGCCGGACACCTACCCCCATCGGTGTCTGGTTTCTTCATTTCCACCGCAATCGCAAAGGAAACATAATGGCATTCAATTTAGCCGATTACCAAACCGTTCAAGAACGAATCGAAATCTTCTGGCGTCTATATCCTGAAGGCCGTATCTTTAACGACATTGTTCTCACGAACGAAACTGAAGTCATAATTAAATGCTCGGTTTGGAAGAACGCTAACCAGCAACTACCTGACGTTACAGACTTCGCTCAGGAACCAATTACTAAGACCGGTATCAATGCCACATCGGCTGTCGAGAACTGTGCCACGTCTGCTACTG